GTACAACGCTTTGACTGGTCCTGTTGTGATGGAGCTTAACAACAGGATGAAAAAGATCTTTTCCATGGCCAACCCCCTTAACACCGGAAATATCGCACTGTATGGGTGCGGCATGAGGGGGGAGGAGCTGGGGGAAATCATGGAGCAAGCCGAGGGGGTACCGATCGAGAGCGACGCAAAGAATAACGATGGCAGTCAACCGAAAGAGCTTCGCAAGTATGAAGCGATGTTCTATCGTAAATTGGGAGCACCCGTGTGGTTCGTTCAGGAATTTGCGCGTACGACGAAAGTAAGAGTGTGGACCCGTTATGGGGTCTGTGCTGATGTGGAAGGTGAGCGTTGGTCCGGTGAGACAACGACCACCACCGGTAATTCGTACACGCATATGGCTCTAATTCAGGCTGCGCTGGAGCGCGCCACAATTGAGAAGAGCACTAACGTACACGGAGGGGACGACTATTTGGGGTTTGTCGTGGGTGACGAGGTTAAGTTCAAGGAGGCTATTGAAAAAGTCTTCGACGACACTGGAATGGTCGCCGAAGTAGTGCCACAAAAAGATCGTCACTTTGCTACCTTTTATCGGAAAAGGTATATACGAGGCTCTATAGGATGTCGTCCTGTACCACAATTCGGGCGCGTGTTGGCAAAATTGAACTTGCGTCCAAATAGGAACACGCAAGTCAATGATCGTGATTACATGGCCGGCAAATATCTTTCTGCCGCCTATGAACATCGACACGTGCCTGGTATAAAGGAGCTATTGGTTGAAACTTCTGCCCGCCTCTCAGACTCCCCTTACCTTGATGTGCGCGTATCAAAACTCAAGGAAATGGGAGGTCGTGATAACGTTCATGCTGTTGTCACCAGGGCCTTGACGCATACAATCGCCGATTTTTCTGATTATTTGGATGAGGTGTATGGGGTGACGTATGACGATCTTTTCGACTTATATGCAAAATCTGCCCAGTCATGTTTGGACTACTGTGATGGGTATACTTTTGTTGGAAAAGATGGGAAAACCCGAAACAAACCAAATAACAGTAAGTACATTGCACCCAAAATGTCCGGCGATACTATCGAGGCTCTCGTGCGCATGGATGTGTAATAACCTGTAGCACAGACCGCTTGGGATATGCGAGTAGCAAGTAACGCAGACCCAAC